GAGGGTAACCCTGCGTCTGTCAGCACAGTAAAACCCGGTGTGCATCGTTTTTGATTATTCCCGCACACTCACGCAGAAGGAATTCCCCGTCGGGCTACGGTCATGGTTAATGCGGGAATACGGCGACGATACAGCGCAGCTAAAAGGGTAATGGACAGATAGAGCGGTTTATTTCATTCCACAGGATTCTGAGTGCCCCCCCTCCTCCAATAGGCTGAGCATCCACCTATATAGTTTTAATTTTCATCAATCCATTTAACTATCGTTTAATTGTTGTCACATAGGATTCTGCCGTTTTTAACAATGCAGGATAATAAGATGAAAAAAATGTTGTTTTCTGCCGCTCTGGCAATGCTTATTACAGGATGTGCTCAACAGACGTTTACTGTTGGAAACAAACCGACAGCAGTAACACCAAAGGAAACCATCACCCATCATTTCTTCGTTTCGGGAATTGGACAGGAGAAAACTGTTGATGCAGCCAAAATTTGTGGCGGCGCAGAAAATGTTGTTAAAACAGAAACCCAGCAAACATTCGTAAATGGATTTCTCGGTTTTATTACTTTAGGCATTTATACTCCGCTGGAAGCGCGTGTGTATTGCTCACAATAATTGCATGAGTTGCCCATCGATATGGGCAGCTCTATCTGCACTGCTCATTAATATACTTCTGGGTTCCTTCCAGTTGTTTTTGCATAGTGATCAGCCTCTCTCTGAGGGTGAAATAATCCCGTTCAGCGGTGTCTGCCAGTCGGGGGGAGGCTGCATTATCCACGCCGGAGGCGGTGGTGGCTTCACGCACTGACTGACAGACTGCTTTGATGTGCAACCGACGACGACCAGCGGCAACATCATCACGCAGAGCATCATTTTCAGCTTTCGCATCAGCTAACTCCTTCGTGTATTTTGCATCGAGCGCAGCAACATCACGCTGACGCATCTGCATGTCAGTAATTGCCGCGTTCGCCAGCTTCAGTTCTCTGGCATTTTTGTCGCGCTGGGCTTTGTAGGTAATGGCGTTATCACGGTAATGATTAACAGCCCATGACAGGCAGACGATGATGCAGATAACCAGAGCGGAGATAATCGCGGTTACTCTGTTCATTGCTGACCCCACAAACAGATTTCACGCTCAATCTCACGACGAGTCATGAGACCTTTCCATTGCTTACCGCCAGCATATGTCCAGCGACGTAGCTGATCACATGCGCCTTTGATATCGCCCTGGTTTATTTTGCGAAGAAGCGTCGATGTTCTGAAATTGCCAGCACCCACGTTGTAGACGAACGAGTAAAGAGCGCCGCGCGTTGTTTCCGGTATATCGACTTTGATGTACGGGTTAATTTGTCTGGCGACCGTGGCAAGGTCTTTATTCAGGAGGGCTTTGCATTCTGCTTTGGTATACGTTTTACCGAGCATGATGTCTTTTCCTGTATGCCCGTGACATACAGTCCATACACCAACAATATCTTTGTATGGTATGTAGCTGACACCTTCCAGACCATCGTTACCACTTGGGCCAGTGATTAACACTGATGCTATAGCAATTGCTCCGCCACCAATAGCAGCAGCAACGGCTTTTCGTAATGATGGAGGCATTATTCACCTCTCGCAGCCTTGCGCTTATCTTCTTTAATCTTGAAATAAAGGTTTGTCAGGTACGTCAGCAGGCCAAATACCAGACTACCCAGCACACCTATTGCCGCCCACTGTGAGGGCGTGACTTTATCGAGCAACTGTAAAAACCAGTACCCGGCACTACCTGCTGAGGTGCCATAGGCGACACCCGTTGTTAACTTATCCATGGATTTCATAACCCCACCTCGCAGACAAAGCGGGTGTAAATTGAGGGAATACAACGTATCGCAAAAAAGCAGAAACGTAACAGACTCGGAGTCAGTGAATAACTCAGGTATTGGGTTATCAGCTAATATCGAGACTCAAAAAATGGAAAAACCCGCTCGACGGCGGGTTTAAGCTGTGTGACGAAGTAACCACTCTTAACAGCATAACCAATTTTTTACGTACGTAAACCACAAAATGATATTTGCGAGAATGCTACCGAGTATTGAAAACACCACTACAAATACATAAGCAAATCTCAACAAATAACCAACAAATAATTTCCAGTGTTATTTTTAGCCGATTTAAATTGAACCTTCAAATTACAGAGCACTTATAAATAACAGCCGTTAATATAAATTGGCTAATAGATTTATTTTTATTCAGCCAAGATCCATGAATAGGATTCGATAGAAAAAAGTTCAGATAAAAATAGAGATCTACTTCACAAATCAAACGAGAAACCAAAACTTACATCTTGAAATAATCACATTGATTAGATGAATATTTATCGCGCAGTGACATCATTTTTTAATAATAGTTCAAAAAAAAGGGCTCACGATGAAAAAATTAACAGTGGCAATTTCTGCTGTAGCTGCATCAGTACTGATGGCGATGTCTGCTCAGGCAGCTGAAATTTATAATAAAGACAGTAACAAGCTGGATCTATATGGGAAAGTTAATGCCAAGCACTACTTCTCCTCTAATGATGCAGATGATGGTGATACTACTTATGCCCGTCTTGGCTTCAAAGGTGAAACCCAAATCAACGATCAACTGACTGGTTTCGGTCAGTGGGAATATGAATTCAAAGGCAACCGCGCTGAATCTCAAGGCTCCTCCAAAGACAAAACCCGTCTTGCATTTGCAGGCCTGAAATTCGGGGACTACGGCTCAATCGATTACGGCCGTAACTACGGTGTAGCATATGACATCGGTGCGTGGACTGACGTTCTGCCAGAATTCGGTGGCGATACCTGGACCCAAACAGATGTGTTCATGACTGGTCGCACCACTGGTGTTGCAACTTATCGTAACAACGACTTCTTTGGTCTGGTTGATGGTCTGAACTTTGCTGCTCAGTATCAGGGTAAAAATGACCGCACTGACGTAACTGAAGCTAATGGTGATGGTTTCGGTTTCTCCACTACTTATGAGTATGAAGGATTCGGTGTAGGTGCAACCTATGCTAAATCTGACCGCACTAATAATCAGGTTATCTACGGTAACAACAGCCTGAATGCATCTGGTCAAAATGCTGAAGTATGGGCAGCTGGTCTGAAATATGATGCGAACAACATCTATCTGGCTACCACCTATTCTGAAACCCAGAACATGACTGTTTTTGGTAATAACCATATTGCCAACAAAGCACAAAACTTCGAAGTAGTTGCACAATATCAGTTCGACTTCGGTCTGCGTCCGTCCGTTGCTTACCTGCAATCTAAAGGAAAAGACTTGGGTGCGTGGGGTGATCAGGACCTGGTTGAATATATTGATGTAGGTGCAACCTATTACTTCAACAAAAATATGTCCACTTTTGTTGATTACAAAATCAACCTGATTGATAAGAGCGATTTCACGAAAGCATCTGGCGTTGCTACCGATGATATCGTTGCTGTAGGTATGGTTTACCAGTTCTAATTTGATTACTAAAAGATATGTTGCGGGAGGCTTTGCCTCCCCAACATATAAGTGGCTCCCTCAAGCCACTTCCTTTAGGAGCACAACCTTGCTTCTAACTATATAAACCTTCTGTTATATATTACCCTTTATTTTTGGGGGCGTTGCAACGCCCCATTTTTAATAATTTTTAGTAAACAATTGGCATATTAATTAGAGTTATTAACAACGATATCCATCTCTAACCGGATATCTAATGCCATTAACATCCCTTCAATTATGCCCTCAGCCTTCTGTAACCTTTTCCCGATATAACCATCAGAGCAGCAATGCTTACCTGCCAGTGACATGAATGTCATACCGACTACATAATAATCTACTAATAAATCGTGCAAATCGCTGTTGTTCTTTTTCAGACGGGCCATGCACCCGCAAATAATCATCGCGTCATCGTCACAACATTGCGGGCGAGATTTTACTTTTGAAGTAATTAATCCCTTAAAACCGGCGGCAATGGACGACCAGGTCACATCTTCATGATTATTAGCCGCCCACGCTCCCCAACGCTCAAGAACCATCTGAATATCACGCATCAACTTACTCCACAAAAATCAGACCAGAACGCCAATTACAAGCAAAAATCAACAAAACAGTATTAGTTGATTGTTATCTCTGACTTCATACTCCTGCTCCTGTCAGGGTTTTGGCGTAATTCTTCAGTATTCGGTAATCGGTCAAAACAGAACCGGGGAAACGATATAAGCGCAGATGCCCCCAGCGGTGGCGAAGAAGTTCTGCCATATAAAACTCAAACATCATTCATTCCCCATTTCGGTGATGGTCAGTTCCAGCCTCCCACCTTTGGTAACAGGCATCTTCACAACGCGGTAATCAACGACCTGAGCATCATCCAGCCAGAAACCTGCTTTGGTGAGTGCGTCAAAAGCGGCTTTTTGCAGATTATCCAGGTCACGGCGACGGCGATCCGGCATGTGGCACTCAATGCGGATTTTCACAGGCATAGCCAGGCCGATATCCAGCATTGCGTTTTTAATGATTCGGGCGACGTTATCGCGGTATGCCTGCCCCTCTGCACTGACGTGCGTGCGCCCGCGATTATGGCGGTAATAGCGATTATTGCTCGGAGGCCAGGGTAATGTGATACTGTAGGTATTCACGCCTTAATAACCCCCTCTTTCAGCCAGATAACCTGTGTTCTCGCCATACCTTCCAGCGCGCATTCTTTTGCATATGCAGCATCGACAAAATGTGTGCGGCGGTCGATTTCGTCGTGGCAGGCAGAACATGCAATGGTGGCAATCAGGTCTGGCGGTTTGATACCGGTACCGCACAATCCAGCCAGCCGGATATGTGCCAGTACAGACGTTTCAGAATTGCCATTACATACGCCAGGGATTCTTACCTGGCATTCCCGACCACGCGCTGCTTTTCTCAAATCAGCCATGATTCCTCCTTGCTGCCAGTCGCAACCATTTTTTATCAACCAGGCTAGCGGTATATCCGAGCAGTGTTGGTATTTCGGATGGCTTCAGCTCAGGCTTACGCTTACGACGATTTGATACTCTGTAGATGTGTCCGTTCATGACACGAATAAGCGGTGTAGCCATTACGCCTCCTGCTTGTCGCGGAGCAGCTGGAACTCGCAGCTCTGCGGAATAGTCAGGTGGCAGCCAATATTCACCGCCCAGGCTTCAACCTTACACAGGAAGACATACATCTCTCCGGTATCAAGATCGGAGGTATGGCGTAACGACTGGATAGTGGTGATATCACCGGTTACGACATCAACCAGGTCTTTGGTTTCATAACCGAGATATGTGTGTTTGAGAGCATCTTTTACCCAAGCTGGAGTGGCGAACGTTTTACCCCTGCTGATGAGGTATTCACTGATTTCGCTGTACCACATGTGGCTGAGTGCATTCTGGGAAAGACTGCGTCTCTCGCGCCACGGTTTAAGCACCATGCGAAAGCATTTTCCGTCCTCCAGATAAGGCTGGATCTGCTGACCGATAGCGGTGAAGTTACCGCGATGCAATTTGATACCGTCTTGTGGGAGGTTCACGCTTCACCTCCGCAGAGGTCAAACGCTAGATGCAAAGAATTGCAGGTGCATTTCTGCATCTGTGAAGGGAGAAGAGAGTTTGGATTGTATGTGCGCATAAACGTCCCCGTTTAGCGCAACCCCACCACCGGGTGTTCAGGCCGACAGTAACTATATTATTCCCTACTGATTTTTGAAAATCAAAGGTCTTTATACGTCACACGAGAGCAAATATTTCCGAAGAAAAAACCTTTCGCCTTGAAAGGATAAAGAGTTCATTTCATAAATTGAAATATTAAACAAGAATATTGCAAAAAATGAAATTATTTACTAGAGAGTCTATCTAACTGATAATTATGAAGATTGTAAGCGGTGGCAATCACCCGCATACACATTGAACAGGATTTAATAAAAACGTCTTAAATTGTCCGTAAGGAATAGCACGAATGACTCAAACTCCACTATTACTTGCAATCATATTTTTATTGGTTGTTCTTGTTCTTTATATAGCTGCAATCAAACGCATCAAAAAAATACAATTAGAATTAAGTGATAGCAATCAAAAAAATGAAGAATACAAATCTCGCTTTGCAGATTATTTTAATGTAGAAGAAGAATGTAAGAAGCTTATTGAGAAAACAGAGCAAGAATGCTCCATAATAAAAGAAGAATCCCAAAAAGTAAAAGAAAATGCCAATAATGAACTAACAAACACCATTGAAAAAATGGATGGTATCAATAAACAAATCCAAGAGCTAAGAAGAACTTATAAAGAGAAGAAAGAAATATATGATAAACTAGTAAGGCAAATTTCTATTTATTCAGAAGATGTTGAGCTAGCCGAGCTAGGATTTTACGAACCTCATTTTAATTTTGAAGATTCAGAGCAATTTAAAAACAAAATAAAATCCATCAGGGATGAACAGAAATTAATGCTGCGGGATAAAACCCACTCTGGCGCAGTATATTGTACAACCCAATGGACTGTTGAAGGCTCTCGAGCAGAGGGTAAAAAAATGACAGACAGAAATATCAGGTTAACTACTAGAGCATTTAATAATGAATGTGATGCTGCAATTAGCAATTGCACGTGGAAAAATATCACTAAAATGGAAGAACGCATCACAAAGGCATTTGAGGCCATAAATAAACTAAACGAGCAAAATCACATATATATAAACACTAAATACCTCAATAAAAAACTTGAGGAATTGTGGCTTACCCATGAATATCGTGAGCAAAAACAGAAAGAAAAAGAAGAACAGGCAGAAATAAGGGCACAAATGAGAGAGGAGGAGCGTGCACAACGAGAAATAGAAAAGGCCATGCAAGACGCAGAGGCAGAAGAGCGCCGTTATAAAAAAGCAATTGAAGCTGCAAGAAAGGAAATGGAAAAAGTTACTGGTGACATGAAGCAGCGCCTCGAAAATCGCATTGCCGAACTAGAACAGAGTTTGTCGCAGGCTGAATCAAAGCATCAAAGAGCATTATCCATGGCACAACAAACCAAACAAGGTCATGTTTATATTATTTCGAACATAGGTTCTTTTGGGGAGAATGTTTATAAAATAGGCATGACACGACGTCTTGATCCGCAAGACCGTGTAAATGAGCTCGGTGATGCATCTGTTCCATTTATTTTTGATGTGCATGCTATGATTTATTCGGAGGACGCTCCATCATTAGAAAAAAAACTACATGATGTCTTCGATAAAAAGAGAGTCAATCTTGTAAATCGTAGAAAAGAGTTTTTCTATGTTACTCTGGATGAGATCAAAGAAGCTCTTAAAAAACACTCTGATTCAGAAATTGAATTTATTGAGACAGCAGTCGCAAAAGACTTTAATGAGTCATTGGCTATTCGTAATCATGAAAATAAAAAAAGTGACAACAACAACTCATCAATTATACCTGAGCGAAAAACCCCAGAGTTTGCAGATGCAATTTAATTAATTTGTAGTGGCAATAAAGCAGGCATCGTTGAGAATATTTTGTCAGCGATGCTTACTTCTCTAACAAAAACGGTGATTACCAACGAACTAACGGACATCAGGTAATCATAAGACAAATGGAACGACTCTCCGGTGATTAGATCCCTGCAATAACAGTAATTTTCTACTAACTGAAAAATCTTTAACTGCCGCTCCTATTTCTAAGCTGACTGCTAGATTACATGGTGTGTTACCGATGAAAACCGTCACAGCAAGTTTAAGTTCATATCTCCATACACTGCCAACACTCGTTTCATCGCGGCACTCTGGCGACACTCCTTGAAAATCAGATTCGTGCTCACCTTTCCTTCCCGTTCTTCCCTGGTAGCGAAGCGGTAATACACCGTTCGCCAGACCTTACCATCAATGACTAAGATTCCTGCCCGTGCCATTTTAACCGCAGCCTGATTTATACTGGTTACTGTTGCGCCTGTTACCGCAGCAACGTCCTGCGCACAGAAGCTCTTATGCGTCCCCAGGTAATGAATAATTGCCTCTTTGCCCGTCATACACTTGCTCCTTTCAGTCCGAACTTAGCTTTGATTTCTGCGATCTTCGCCAAAGCCTGTGCACGATTTAGAGGTCTACCGCCCATGACAGGAAGTTGTTTTACTGGTTCAGGTATCGCCTCACCACGGTTAATTCGCGCGGTCATACAGGTCAGCTCATCGGCAGCCTTACGCCGTAATTCCGCGTCAGTCAGCGCATTGGCCCGCATGTTCTGGTACAGGTTGGTAACCAGCCAGTAGTGCGCGTTTGATTTCCACGGATAAGACTCTGCATCCGGATACAGTCCACGCTTCCGGCAATACTCGTAAACCATATCAACCAGCTCGCTGGCGTTTGGCAGTCCGGCAATAACGGATGCTTCTTCACGGCACCAGGCAACAAACTGCCCGGGTGATGGCAGGAATGGTCGATTCTGCCGACGGGCTACGCGCATTCCAGCGTTAACCTGTTCCATCGTGGTGATCCCATTTTCCCGAAAAGCCAGAACCCACTGGCGGCGGATTTCGTTCAGTTCATTCTGGTCACGGTTAGCCAGGCTCGCCGGGAAAGTTGCCAGTAACTGGCTGAACACACCGTTGATGATCTGCGCTACCTGCTGTACCTGCGGCTTTTCGTCGTACTGTTCCGGCATGTTGTTGGCGATCCGACGCATCTGCTCACGGTCAAA